ATGTTGATATAGATGTAACACTACCTCAACCTGTACCAATTCCTCGTCCACAACCACAACCTAGACCTCAACCACAACCTAGACCTTCACCTAGACCTACACCAAATCCAAGTCCTAGACCTCAACCTAGACCTGTACCTAATCCTACACCTAATCCACGTCCAGCTCCTAGACCTACACCAAATCCAAGTCCTAGACCTCAACCACGTCCTAGACCAAATCCAAGACCTCAACCACGTCCTAGACCTAGACCAAGACCTAGACCTAGACCAAGGCCACGTCCTACACCTAGACCTAGACCTAGACCAAGGCCACGTCCTAGACCAAGACCAAGACCTAGACCTAGACCAAGGAATAGAGACGATGATCCAATTGCACAGTCTTTTAAAGTTGGTAGTCCTCAGGATCCAACTGGTGTATTTGTTACTTCAATAGATCTGTACTTTAGAACAACATCAACGACAGGTGAAACTTGTTTTGTTGAATTGAGACCAATGGTTAATGGATTCCCATCAAGTGATGAGATTTATCCATTCTCTCAGGTAGTATTAAATGGATCTCAAGTTGAAGTTTCTGAAGATGCAAGTGTACCTACAACGGTAACATTCCCAGCACCAGTTTATCTTGAAGGAAACAAAGAACACTGTGTAGTCGTTGGTTCAAACTCAACTGATTACCAACTTTGGATTTCTAGACTTGGTGAAGTGGATGTATCTACTTTATCAAGACCAGAGTCTGAGCAAGTTCCTATTACCAAACAATCTATACTTGGATCACTATTCAAATCACAAAATAGCACTACGTGGACTGCTAGCCAATATGATGATCTTAAGTTCAATCTTAATAGGGCAAACTTTGTACGAAATGGAAGCATTAGTTTCTATAATCCAGATTTAGCACTTGGAAATAGGCAAGTTGCGACTTTAAAGAAAGATTCCTTAGATGTTTCTTCTAGAAGAATTATTGTTGGACTTGGAACAACTGCAAGAAATTGGGGTGATAATATTGTTCCTGGTAATACTGTTATTCAGGATAATTCAAATGCATCTGGTAATTATGTAATGGGTCTCGGCATTGCTACTGGCACAATGTCAGTCACTAATGCTGGACTTGGACTCACACCTTCCACTGGATTCTTCCAATATAATAATGTCCCACTAACCAAACTAACTGGTAGAGGTGAAAATGCAACTGCAAATATCCACGTAAACAATGGTGTTGCAGCTGCTGCTACAATCTCTGATGGTGGTAATGGATTCAAAGTTGGTGATGTTCTAACTGCTACTATTGGTGGTGGAGTTGGTAGAAATCTACAACTTTCAGTAACATCTACTTATGGTATTAGTGAACTTATTCTTGATCAAGTTCAGGGTGACTTTAAAGTTGGTGGTGGAAATACTCTAAGATACATCAATTCAAGTGGTGTAACTACTGAGTTTACTGATCAAGGATCAACAGATGTTCTAACTGCACCAAGAATAGTAACTGATGGATTGCATATTAAGGTTAATCATCTAAACCATGGTATGCATTCTGATACTAATAATGTTGTTATTCAGGGTGTTGCTTCAGATATTCCTGTCGTAAGACTTGAAGGTGATTATGATAGGACATCAACATCCGATCTTGTTATCTCTGATGCATCAAACTTCGAGAATTTTGAAGGAGTTGGTATTGGAACCACTAATCCAGGATACATTAAAATTGAAACTGAAATTATTTCCTATACATCAGTAACTGGCAATACCCTTGGTGGTATTACAAGATCTGTAGATTCGACTTTTGCTGGTGGATATGAAGATCAGTCAATTGTATCTAAGTATGAGACATCTGGTGTTTCTTTAAGAAGAATTAATAAAACTCATTCTTTACAGGATGCAACTATTTCCGAAAATAAGGGACTTGATTATTACAATCTAAAAATTGATACATCGGAAAATGGCATTGATAGGTCAAATTCTAATTCTTTCCCAACTTTGTACTTAAATGAATCAAAATCTACTGGTGGTGAAACTGTAACTGCAACTCAAAATATTCATTATGAAATTATGCAACCTGTTGTTCAAACTATGGTTCTACAGAGAACTAATTTGAATGCAAGAGCAAGAACAGTAACATCAACAAGTATTAGTGGTAATGAAGTGTCATTCTTAGATGCTGGTTATGAAAATGTGGTTCTAAATGAAGATAATTATTTTGATAGTCCAAGAATGATTGCATCCAAGACAAATTCTGATTCATTATTAACAACATTACCTGGAAATAAATCATATGAGCTTGAATTGAATATGTCATCAACCGATTCCAGACTTTCCCCTGTTATTGACTTGGATAGAATTGGATCCATCTTTGTTTCAAACAGAGTTAACGATGTAGTTACTAATTTCAATACCGATCCACGTGTTGCAACTGTAAATGATGATCCAAGTGCATTTGTTTATGCAACAAAAGCAATCGGTCTAGAAATTCCTGCAAATAATATTAAGTTGCTGTGTGCTGCATACATTAATAACTTCTCTGACATTAGAGCATTCTATGCATTAACTAATGATCCATCAGAGGATCTAATTTACTATCCATTCCCAGGTTATGATAATTTACTTGAGAGTGGTCAAGTAATTGATTCTTCCAAGAACAGTGGTAGACCAGATAAGTTGGTTCCACCAACAGACAATAAAGGATTTGCATCTACTGCATTAGTATTCAAAGATTACACCTTTACTATTGAAAATCTACCATCATTTAAATTCTTCAGTGTAAAACTAGTTGGAACATCAACCAATCAGTGCTATCCACCAAGAATTCGTGACCTAAGAGCAATCGCATTCGCATAACATGTACATTAAAGTAGAAAATCATTCAAACCTTTATCGTGATTCAACCACAAATGCAATTGTTAATACTGACATGACAGAATATCAGAACTATATGAACTCCCTCAAGCATAAAAAGAGGGAGTTGAGACGAATGGAAAAACTTGAAGATGATGTTAAATCCGTTAAGGATGATCTCAAAGAAATTAAGGATCTTCTCAAATGTCTAATCAAAGAATAACTTTCAATCCCGAAGTCAATGCTCCATATGGAGTAAATTTCAATATTTATCCTGGTTCCGATTTAAAAGTTAATTTTACTACTTATAATATGAATAGTGGTAGGTATGATTTTGATGGGTGGACAGGTTCTGCTCAAATGACTAAGAGTGTATCTATTGGATCAACAATGTATGCTCATGGAACATTTAATTTTAGTTTTACAAGTGCATCAAATGGTGAATTCAAAATTGCAATGGGTGCAACAGATACTAGAGCACTGAAATCTGGAAGATATTACTATGATATATTGGTAAGTTCTGGAACCACAACATATAGAATTGTAGATGGAAATATTATGGTACAACCAGGTATTTCTTCTGCTCCCTAAATAATTTTAAAGCTGTAATAAAATGGCACAACCATCATCTAGACAAGATCTAATTAATTATGTTAAGAGACAATTAGGTGCTCCTGTTCTAGAAATCAATGTTGCTGATGAGCAGATTGATGATCTAGTTGATGATGCTTTGCAATATTTCCACGAAAGACATTTTGACGGTGTAGTTAGAACATATTTAAAGTATAAAGTAACACAGGACGATATAGATCGAGGAAGATCGAGAGGTGGAACAACAGTTTCTGGCATTACTACAGATACCGTAACTCAAACTGTTGGTTCAACCTCTTCATTTGCATTTGAAGAAAACTCGAACTATTTACCAGTTCCAAGTTCTATCACTGGTGTAAATAAGATCTTCAGAGTTCAATCATCATCCGCAACTAGTGGATCGATGTTTAGTGTGAAATATCAGTTGTTTTTGAATGATCTCTATTATTGGGATTCTATTGATCTTCTTCAATATTCAATGGTTCAAACAAAACTTTCTGATATCGATCATCTATTAAATCCACTTAAGCATTTTAGATTCAATCAAAGACAAGATCGTCTCTATATTGATGCAGACTGGGGAACACTTGTCGAAAATGATTACTTAGTTATCGATTGTTGGAGACTTCTTGATCCGAGCGCATATACTCAGGTATGGAACGATTCGTTCCTTAAGATGTACCTGACTGCCCTTGTAAAGAGGCAATGGGGTCAAAACCTCATGAAGTTCCAAGGAGTAAAACTTCCTGGTGGTGTAGAACTTAATGGTCGTCAAATGTTTGATGATGCAGAAAAGGAACTTGAAAGAATTAGGGAGAAGATGTCATCTACATATGAACTTCCACCTCTAGACATGATCGGTTGATACCATGTTAAATCCCTTCTTTCAACAAGGTTCACGAAGTGAACAGAATTTAGTCCAAGACTTAATCAATGAACAGTTAAGGATGTATGGTGTAGAAGTATACTACATCCCAAGGCAATATCTAACTAAAAATACTGTAATTGAAGAAGTAATTCAATCAGAGTTTACAAGTGCATATCCAATTGAAGCATATGTCAACAACTATGATGGTTATGATGGACAAGGAACATTACTATCCAAATTTGGTATTACAGATCTAGATGATTTAACCCTCATCATCTCCAAGGAAAGATATGAGCAATATATTACACCTCTTATCAGAGATCTTCCAAATATTGAGTTAGCAACTAGACCAAAAGAAGGTGATTTGATATATTTCCCATTTGGTGATAGATTATTTGAGATTAAGTTTGTTGAGCATGAGCAACCTTTTTATCAACTTCAAAAGACATATGTTTATGAGTTAAGATGTGAACTTTACAGATATGCTACAGAAGTTATCGATACTGGTGTTGCTGAAATTGATGATAATTTTACTGATCAGGGATATATTCAAACATTTACTGTTGCTGGTGTAGGTGAAACAGCAGCAGCATATACTGGTATAGTAGATGGTGCTTTAAGTACTTTCTATATTTCCGATTCTGGATATGGTTATAATGCTCCTGTTACTTTGGGTCTCTCAACAGCACCTACAGGTGGTGTAAATGCATCTGGTATCGTTACTGGAAGAACTACATATGGATCTGGAGGAGATCAATTCCTCACAATTCAAGGTATTGAACTAACAAATCCTGGTGTGGGTTATACAATTGCTCCACTTGTTACATTTGCAGGTAAGACAACTGGTGTTGGTGCTGCTGCAACTGTTGGTATTGTAACTATGGGTGCAGTTGGTGTTGTTACTATTACCAGTGTTGGATCTAATTTTGTCGAAGAACCAACAGTAACATTCTCAGCACCATCTGGAGCAGGAACCACAGCAACAGGTAGAGCAATTTTAGCATCAGATAATACTATTGATTATGTTACTCTAACAAATGTTGGATCTGGATACACTGTTGCACCATCTATAACATTTGGTTCTCCAAACCAAGTTGGAACTGGACAATTTGAATATAACGAAATTGTTACTGGAACTTCTGGTGTAACTGGTAGGGTTAAATCATGGAATGTTGGTACGAAGAAATTACGTTTATCAAACTTGACTGGTGATTTTAAAAATGGTGAAGTAATTACTGGGGAAAAATCTGGAGCACAGCACAAAATTGTTATACTAAATACTATTACCACAAATCCGTTGATCGAAGACAATTCATACGATGTTCCTGAAGAATCCTCATCTGTAGAGGAAACAAATCCATCAAGTTCTTATGATGAAAATGTTGAGATTCAATCTGAAGGGGATGATATCCTAGATTTCACGGAAAGAAATCCATTTGGACGGGTTTAAAAAAATAACAGTGTATTACTATGTTTGAATATTTTTACCACGAAATCTTAAGAAAAACAATCATAGGATTTGGTACGCTTTTTAATGATATTAAGATAAAAACTACAGATGCTAACAACAATGTTATTAACACTGTAAAAGTTCCTCTTGCATATGCACCTCAACAAAAGTTTCTTGCAAGATTAGAGCAGTCAGAAGATTTAAATAAAACCACTCAAATTACATTGCCAAGAATGTCTTTTGAGTTTACTGGATTGCAGTATGATTCGTCAAGAAAAGTAACTACAACTCAAAAATTTATGGTTCCATCTTCTTCTGGAGATGGAACTATTAAAAAGGCATTTATGCCAGTTCCTTATAATATGTCATTCGAGTTGAACATTTATACAAAAATAAATGACGATGCTCTTCAAATTGTTGAACAAATTTTACCATATTTTCAACCACAATATAATTTAACTATTGAATTAATATCTGAAATGGATGAAAAAAGAGATATTCCTATTGTCTTAGAAGGAATATCGATGGATGATCAGTATGAAGGAAATTTTGAGACAAGAAGAGCTTTGATTTACACCATAAGATTTAGTGCAAAGACATATCTGTTTGGTCCAGTTACCGCAGACATTGGTGCAAAGATTATCAAAAAGGCAAAAGTTGGATACTATGCATCTTCTACCTCCAATGATAAGAAAAATAGAGACGTTACATATTCTGTTGAACCAAAAGCACTTGAGGATCTTGATAATGGTGTAATAACTACCACATCTGGTAATATCTCTAAAACAGACGAAACTATTTCACTTCAGTCTATCACCAATATTGAAGAAGACTCTTACATTCAAATCAATAAAGAAGTCATATATGTCAAGCAGAAATCAGATTCTGAAAATAAACTTCTAGTTAGAAGAGCACAAAATAACACTACAGCAACTGCTCATGTTTCTGGAACTAATGTAACTGAGGTTGATTCTGCTGATAATGTTTTAGTAGAACTTGGTGATGACTTTGGGTTTGATGGAGGATTTATCTGATGGGAAAATTCAATGATCTGAACGAGACTTTTAATATTGAAGAAGAGGCACCTATTGTTGAAGTAGATGCTTCTTCTGAAATTGTTGAGGAACCTAAAAAGGAAAAACCAGTCAAGAAAGATGATGTAACAAATGATTACGAATATACAAGAGGTAATTTATACTCGATTATCGAAAAAGGTCAAGAAGCAATTAATGGTATTCTTGAATTAGCACAAGAAACAGAAACACCAAGAGCATATGAAGTTGTTGGTCATTTGATTAAGAATGTTTCTGATGCTACTGACAAACTACTAGACCTTCAGAAGAAAATGCATGAGTTGGAGCAGGATACTAAAAAACAAGCACCAACAACTGTCAATAATGCATTATTTGTGGGATCAACTGCAGAATTATCGAAACTTTTGAATAAAAATGCTTTTAACAATATACAAAATGAAACCTTGAATAAATAGACAAAAGAAGCTTTTGAGTAATTTTACGCGGAGTTGAGATGAATACAAGTCCAACGATTAGGTTAAAAAGATCCTTAACTCAAGGTTCTGTTCCTACAATAGAACAACTCACTTTTGGTGAGTTAGCTATTAACCATTATGATGGTACGGTGTTTGTCCGTCAAGATACTGAAGGTGTAGGCATTGCAACCAGAGTAGTTACTGTTGGTGCTGGTAGAAGTATTGGCAATACTTGGTTTGTTACAGGTGAGGGCAATGATCTTAACGGAGGACTTTCTCAACAGGATGCTCTAGCATCTATTAAGAAAGCATCGGAGTATGCACAACCTGGTGATACTATTAAAGTATCTGCAGGTTATTATGTAGAAAATAATCCGATTGTCCTTAGAGATAACGTATCAGTAGAAGGATTTGAATTAAGAAACTGCTTTGTTGCACCAAATAACCCCAATAGAGACTTATTCCATATCAACAATGCTTGCCATTTAACAGATTTAGCATTTGTTGGTAAAGGTGCTGATATTGGTGGTGGTTCTAAAGGTGTTCCATCTGGTGGATCAGAACCAGGATTCCTTGGTGAACCAATGGAATATGGAAGGGCAGTTATTGCTTTCGTTCCATTACTAGGTGTTTCTGGAGATAGATATTTTGATGGAGCAAGGATGATCCGTCAAAATGCAGACTATATTGCTGGTGAAGCAGTTGGTTTCCTCACTAGTGGTTTTAGTGGTGTTGCTGGATCTCACCGAGCACAAGATGCTGCAAGACTTATTGATTTAAACGCAGAATATATTGCAGCAGAAGCAGTAGGATTTATCACCAGTGTCAACTATGCTGGTGGTGCATTCACAATGTCATTTGGCACCGCAAGAAACTGTCAGGACGATATTCATGATGTACTAGAAGCGGTTGCTCATGATTTAAGAGCAGGATATAAAGATGGTACTCAAGCAAACAGCAGATCGGTAGGTGCTGCACA